CTTTTTTTTTCATCTTCGTCATAGATCTAATTACAATAAAAAAGAATACTATATACTAGTATATTCAATGGGTTACATTTTTAGAAAAAAAGTTCATTGTGAATTTCGACCTCAAATACATTATACACATCCCTTGAGCATAGGGTTTTACTTAATTTTTACTGATTTCATTTGATTTCACTTGCTAGCACTGATTTAACTTATTTTCACATTGTTTCAATTATCTTGTTGACAATCATATATACTTATTTTAAATATATTTTAAGGAGAATTTTAAAATGAAACTAAAATCGTTATGCCTGCTTCTACTGTTAACTAGCTGCGCCCACCCACTTTCAGTGAGGTTCAGTGAATCGACTATTACCTGTCCTTCAGGTTCAGCTTATTCGACTAAAGATAAGCTATGCCATTACCCGAAGGTTAGAGTTAAGAAATTTGTTAATAAGCCGCTTAAAATTGATTGCAAGCAAGTACTCAAGCAAGTTAACCAATGTACTCGTTAAGTATGGGGTATGATCAATATTATATGGGGCTAGTACTTTACGTATGCAATCCTATATGTTTTAACCTTTAACTCTAATAGCCTTAACATTTAACGTACCCGGAGAGTTTAAAATGACACCCAAGCAGCAAGTTATGATTGATAAAATGGAAAGTGAGCGAAATATGAGATCTAATATCTTTAAGAAGGCATTTGAAAGGGAAAGTAGAAGCAACGCATTAAAAGCAAAATGTTTGGATTGCTGTTGTTTTATGATTCCAGAGATAACCAATTGCACAGTGGAAACTTGTCCGCTTTGGTCTTATAGGCCGTATCAGCGAAAGGGTGGTGAGTAATGAAAGTTAACAATATGACACTAGCGCAATGTAGAAGAATTATAGAGTCGGATTTTGTAGGCGAGCATAAAGCTAATGGTTCCCAGGTTGATTACGTTGACTATAAGAACGAGATACTCAAGCAGTATTGGGCGCTTTCTGATAGATCAATTATCAATAAGTCAGGGCCGCATGTTAAGCCTGGTCTAGAATCATTTGACACTAGAGCGACTGATTTAGTTATTTCGATTAATAGAGCATTTAGACCATGGAAGAATTTATCATTTGAGATTCAAGCGAGGTTGGTATGAATGAACAAGAGGCCTTGAACCGATACGACGATTTCCTGGATGATGTTTATCCCACTTGTCAGATAGCTGGTTATGAATATTGTACTTCTAGAGCATTGAAAGAGATTGATGAGACTGCTTATAGATGCGGTTTTAATGACTGGTGTGATAGTGAGGGTATTGAGGTGGACTATGAATGATATAACGATTGAATTAACGGTGTCTGAAATTGAATTAATTAGTGAGTTACTTAATGCTTGGAATAGATCTAATGAGCTGAGTATTTTCTTCCAAGAACTAGTAGAGGTTGATAATGGAAACTAAAATAATGAGTAAGATCCACAATAATCAGAGATCCATTACATTGATGAGTAATAGCGACGGTATTTATTCAGTCACTTTTCGTAATGGGACTCTTGTTGAAGCTAAATATTTCCCAACTTTAGTGGATGCGCTTAGGTACTTTAATGAATTATCGGAGATGTTTTCATGAAGGTCTTAATAGCATGTGAATATTCTGGCACGGTTCGGGATGCGTTTATAGCTAGAGGGCATGACGCTATTTCCTGTGACTTACTTCCAACGGATTCACCTGGGCCGCACTATCAAGGTGATATTTTTGATATTATGGATACGGGGTTTGATTTAATGATCGCCCATCCCCCATGTACTCACCTATCAGTCTCAGGAGCTAGACATTTCAAAGAAAAAATAGCGGATGGCAGACAGCAAGAGGCAGTTGATTTTTTTATGAGATTAATAAATAGTAACATTCCAAAAATAGCAGTTGAAAATCCTATCTCTATAATGAGCACTAAGTATAGAAAGCCTGATCAGATAATTCAGCCGTGGCAGTTTGGGCATGGGGAAACTAAAGCGACCTGCTTATGGCTAAAGGGGCTTTCTTTGTTGGTTCCGACCGATATTGTGGATGGTAGAGAGGCCAGGGTTCATAAACTACCTCCTTCAGTGGATAGGTGGAAATTAAGATCAACAACGTATAAAGGAATAGCTGAGGCAATGGCAGAGCAATGGAGTAAAAAATGAAAATTTATGAATGTTTGCAGATTGATGGAAATTGGAAGGAAATTGACCAGAAGGATATAGATTCCTTTCTAAGTTATGGCTGCCAGGTTAGAGGTAGAAGTGTCGAGGAGCCTATTAGTGACCGCACGACTAGGATGATAGAGAAAGCTATGAAATATGCTTCTCAGGGAGAGGATGTTTGGATTGTTTTCCCAAGTACAGGTATAGCTAAACATTGGTTTGATAAAGTTATCTCTAAGAATCTAGGAGCCTCAATTAATAGATCAGCACTAAAAATAACTTATATTAACAATGGAACTCTGCGCTTTGCAGATACTGCATGCTTTGATAATGGGGGATTTTATATAGGAAGGAATAGGACGTTTATAGACCACTCAGTAAGCGAGCAAGAAGGAATTAAGATAAGATGAGCACAGCAGATAAAATATTTCTAATAATAATGACGATCGTAACTATTTTCGTATTTTGTATTATTTCATATGATCTAGGGCAAACGAATATGTGTGAGAAGGATGTGGACTATGTATGGAATAGAGAATATGGGAAATGTGTAAAGATTGGTAAGGGGAATTTTAAATGAAGGACATAGACTGCCCAGAGTGCGGAGTTATTAACTCAGTGTCATGTTGGAGTGATGGTTTCGTATGCGGCGAATGTCACGAGCATGTTATGGGCATGGAGTTTTCAGAACTATACGACATGTATAAAAATGAACAACGAAGAGCAGATCATTTGTATGATGAAACGCAAGTCCTGGCAGATAGGCTACGGAATATTCACTGTGAGTGCGCTAGGCTTTGCAGGTTATTGGATGATGCTGGAATTGATTATCAAACAGAGGGGGAAGAATGAAGATTAAGACGAATGAAGAATTGAGAGAGAAAGCTAAGACTAAATATTTCAGAGAAGTAACATACTCTACTCCAACCGACGGTGTCGTGTTTGACGCTGGATTCCTTGCCGCTTGCGAGATTAAGGATAAAGAAATTGCGGATCTTGAAGACTTTATTGTTTCACTGGTTGAGTCTTGCGATATGGGCGAAGCCGCTGACAGACTGGAAGAAAAGCGCGCGGAAATATTAAGGAAAAGAAATGACCACGAAAACGAATGACATTGAAAGCAGGATTCAAGAGTATCTTTCATTGGGTGGATTGTTTAATCCCGAACTGATGGAACACAATAAGGTTAGAGATTTAATTATTGATTGTCGCAAAGAGATTGCGAATTTGAAGAATAAGGCTGCCTATCTCGAATGGCAATATGAGGAGCTGTGCAAATGACCAATAATAATACCGAGCAAGAGTGTGTTTGTATTTTTCCAGACACAAGGGTCAGTCTTAAAAGAAAAGTCGATGGTAGAACATTTCTACCGCATTATAGTTGCTACATGGACATGATACATCGGTATTAAAGGCAAAAACATAAGTCATTTAAATATTACGGCGAAAGAGGAATTAAGGTTTGTAAAAGATGGGTGGATGATGTTTTTGCCTTTAATACCGATGTGAGTTTTGGTTACGACAAGGGTCTTGGTCTTGATAGGGTCGATAACAATAAAGGATATTGTCCTCACAACGTAAAGTGGTCTACATGTATGGAGCAAACCAAAAACACTCGAAAGAATCTAGATAGGGGTATTCGTTATAGGCATGGGGCGTTTCATGTTTCCATCTCGGTTGGTGATAAGCAAATACATCACGGAACATTTAAAACAAAAGAAATTGCAATTAAAGAAAGGGATTTGATTTATGGAGAGCGGTATGGAAACTAAGGAAAAGCAATGGAGAGAGGAGTGTTCTGAGTTGGATTACGGAAAGGACGAATACTTCGTGGCAGGCTACCTCACTGCCAGACGACAGGCGCAGGTTGAGATTGAAACGGTTTGCGATGGGTTTAAAGTCTTATTAAAAATAAGGGACGAAGAAATCCAAAAACTCCGCGAGCAGTTGAAGTTAAATACAGACAGGTTGTTTAAATATACTGACTCACCTGAAGCCATTCAAGAACTAAAACAAGAGCTACAGAAAGTTTATGAGTGTGTTGCGTTTTATGCGAACGAAGAGCAGTGGGTTACTGCAAATTATGGAGTAGCTAATTTTTGCAAAATGGATGAAGACTCAGAAAAAATGGGTAGTCAGTCTTTTGCTGGTAAGTTTGCGAGAGAGACAATCAAAAATAGGAAGGTGTTATGAGAGTTAAGGATTTACTGACAAATGAAGCGTTCGAGAGATGGTTTAATAATCATAGATTTGAATTAATTGATAGGATGAAACCAGAGTTCCATAATGAGTATTATTGCAGATCAGGATATTTTCTACATCAAGATATTTTAAGAAATCAAGAAAAAGAAATCCTCCACCTGAAAGAGTTAATAGCAGAAGCGAGAAACATAATGATTAATGATTACGATGATGATTACGTAAAGAATGTAGATCTATTTTGTGAGAAAACTAAATCAATAGGGGTGTTATGAGTGAGTTTGAAAAATTAGATGCAATGAATTTAATAAAAAATCAGGATACGGATGCAAGAAAATGGGCAGAAAGCTTTAATTGGCACCTATCAACTAGGGGCGAGCAACCGATCGACCCCGAATTAATGATCGGTTGGTTTGCAAATGCCATGTGCGTGCAAATGGATGTAACGAGTATGAAAAGAGCAAAAGAAATCCTCCGCTTGAAAGAGTTGATAAGAGAGTCAGTGTCATACATAGAGGACGATAGTCATTACCATCACGGATTAAGACTAAAGCAGCGTGAAGAATACTTAAACAAGGTGAAGGATATATGAGTGATGAAAACATAATTAGAGGGTGTGGATGCTCTCCCGATGAAGCCTGTAACTTGTGCGGATTTGAAGCTTGTCAATTAGCATGGGTAGAAATCACCCACCTTAAAAAACTACTCAAGGAAGCTGAGCCGTGGGTGGATTTAATGCTCGAAGACCCGTACTGGAAACACTTAGAGGGTAAAGAGGTTATGCAATGGAAGGAAGAAGTGGAGAAATTAAAATGATTATTTCAAAAGCTGTATGGATTGCTGTGACACTAATGTGCCAGGTATCCTACAAAACTAAAGACACGCAGAAGTGTATTTTAAACTTTTCAGAAATTTCTAAAACTCAGTGTGAATGCGAGAAGAAGAAACTCCAGAGTGAGAAGTGCATTCAGTTTAAGTCTGGTGAGTACTTAGTGATGTACGACACTTTTAAAAAGGGGGAATTAAAATGAAGTACAACATAGTCCTGCATGAAAGAATAATTGAGCTATCCGAATTTGAATCTAGATTTTCAAGGCTGCGTAAATTTGTCTCCAATTGGAAGTATGTGGCAATGATGTCGATTGGATTGTTCACTGCGAAAATAGCAATTGAGCAATTAGTCACAGCAATAAGATGATAATTGAACTTGAAAAATAGGGATTGAAAGATTAAAGTTTACGTTCATCAACAAAAGAGAATATTTTGCGAAATAATGTAGTACCGGAAGATTTCGAGGCGTATCTGGCCAGAGGATATCGCGTAATTCCTGTTGGAGAGTCGCTAAAGGCTCAAGGAAAACGCCCACTTGTAGAGAATTACCTAGATCTTCCGTGGGAAGACTATGATGATCCTATGGATCTGGTGAATCACTGGTTCAGTCGATTGGGTGATAAAATCACAGGTCTAGGGCTAGTTATGGGCCCTACATCTAACAATATATGCTGTATTGATATTGATACTGAAGATGACGAGATCATAGAGAAGATTGTTAAATTCTTTCACTCTCCATTTAAAAAGAGAGGCGGAAAGGGTTTAAGTTTATTCTTTCAAAGCGATGGGAAAAATGCCAGAAGCTACTACGATATAAAGTGCCCTGGTAACTTGGGTCATGTTGAAGTCTTCTATGATAAGAGAATGATTGTTATGCCCCCTTCCTGGTATGAAGGGGATAAAAACTATGTCTGGCTTGATAGCACTGTTAACTTTCTAGACTGTGATCCCGATGACCTTCCAGTGCTAAACTCATTCCATGTTGAAAAGCTTGGAGAGCTCATAGGTTCAGCCTCCGCGAAATCACTGAACATAAATCTTGCAAAGAACCAACAGTTTAAAGATGGCCTAAATAGAACAATTGCCATAAATTCTATTGCTGGAAGGCTGCTAAAGGATAATTCAGAGCCAAACATTAATGATATTGCTTCAGAGTTAATCTCATATGATGCTAAACACTTCCATGATAACTCATTCTTCCTAGATCCACGTAAAGCGCACAACAAAACCAATAATAAGACCGTCAATGTCATAGGCTATTTACATAGTATAATGTCCACTGTTCAAAATAATACAGGTGGGATTGTAGATTATATGTCACCGCTGGAGGTCTCAGGTATCACTTTCAGACCACTTCGTCCTGTCATCGAAAGACCTGAGAATGCCTATGAGGGAATGCCTATATTCGATAAAGGTCTAATACCTAGTGCATGGAGATCAATGATTGAAGAGCTTCACTTGGCGCAGGGAGCCCCACATCAAGGGATTTATATGTCCATGTTGACCGCTATGGGTGCATGTCTACAAGGAAACACAAAGATACAGCCAATTCCATCTAACCCATTCTTTAAGCGTACAAATATGGCCGTAGCAATGGTGGCAACATCTGGTAGTAAGAAATCAGATATCGTTAACAATGCCGTACGTGAATTGGTTAAAATTGATAGAGGTCTTAAGTCTATAAATTCTAGGGAATTGCTAACTAAAATAGAGGATCTAACCTCTAAGATTGAAATGCTAACTAAAGAGAAGAAAAAAGCAGGTGCTGATGTAGATGCCATCAATGCTGAAATATATAAGAACCAGGATGAATTGGACGGGAATCAAACTAAAGGAACAAAATTCCTTTATGAAAATGCTCCCATTCAAAAGATGATTCTAGATGCAAAAAGAAACCAGGAAACTGGCCTGCTGTTACTGAAAGATGAAATGAAGCAAATTTTCGCAGACTTTAGAAAGAAGGGAAATGAAGATGCCAGAACCTTCTATATGAAAGGGCTAGATGGGAACCAATCATTCAGCTACTCTACAATAAGTCGAGGTGATGATGTAATTGACGACTTCTTTATCTCACTCCTAACCAATGTTCAGCCAGACGTAATAAGCGCCTATATCAGGTCTCTCAGCGGTCCATATGGAGAGAATGATGGGTTCCTTCAAAGGATTATATTGGTACCATTTGGTGATCCTATTGCTACAAAGCCAATTCAGATTGACTATACTAAATTTACTAAACAATATGAGCATTATAACAGAGCATTCCATTCTGAGAAGATCACTGCCCATATAGATCCTGAATGGATTGAATATTATAATGACTTAATTTTTCAAATTAGAGCAAATGCCATCAAGTACTCACATATTCCAGTAGGATCATTTCTTTCTAAGCACGAAGGTATGCTGTGCTCTATTGCTTATCTTTACGAGTTTATGGAAGCTAAAGAAGGCAATAAGCCTAAGTTAATTGGAAAGTACGGACTAGACATGGCAATGCGACTGCTTCTTTATCTTGGAGAGTGCGCAAAATTCCTATTCAACATTAAAGACCAGGACCTTGATCATAAGAACCTAACTGAAGTTGCTGAGCTATTTAGAATTAGATTCTTTAAAGATGAAATAACTCAGTCAGAAGCTTATCAGCAAATGAGACACTCAATAAAGTTTCCAGGTACATTTTATCATGTATTGAAGGAGTTGGAGTTAAGGGGTTATATTTATTTAGACAAGAAGCGTCAGAATAGCATGATTATTCACGTTAACCATGAAGTTTACTTACTTTAGGAGAGTTATGCCAGTTATAGCTAAAGAAATACCTTGCAAAATCTATAGAAGAATTAGATCAGTCAATTCTACCAGAGCTAAAAGAATTAGAGATAGGGCAAATAAGAAATGCAAGTAGAGCTTAGACCTTATCAAGTAGAAGCAATCGAAATGATTGATGCCGAATTCCGAAAAGGAAATCGCAGGATTTTACTGTGTGCTTCTCCTGGCCTGGGGAAAACTACAATCTCGGCCTTTATGATCCAAAGGGCGATCAAATACAATATGCCATGCCTATTTGTTGTAAGAGGTCGTGACCTAGTTATAAATGCTTCTGATAGATTTAGAGAGATGAAAATTGATCACTCGGTCTATATGAGTAGGGATTGGAGATTTGACCCTAAAAAACTTGTCCAAACTTGTTCGGTAGATACTATGTTTGCTAGAGATAAGTACCCACATCAAGATGGATCTCCATTGATATTTCTCGATGAAGCCCATAAGAATTATAAGAAAGTTTTCGAAATGTATCCAAATGCATTCATTATTGGGATGACAGGATCTCCATTTGCTCCAGATATGAGTATGTATCAGAGCTATGTAGAACCAATTAAGCCATACGAAGCAAGAGATATGGGATTCCTTGTCCCAGATAAGATCTTTTGTCCTCACATCATAGATATTTCGGCAGTCAAGATCACAGCTGGAGATTTTAACCAAAAACAACTAGAATCAGTAGTAACTAACTCGGCTGTTGTTGGGAATGTAATTTCTGATTGGCTAGAGTTTGGTGAAAATAGACCAACCGTAGTATTTGCAACATCAATCAATCATAGCTTACAATTAAAGCATGCCTTCATTGATGTAGGAATAAAAGCAATTCATTGTGATGCGAGCTCAACGGATGAGGAAAGAAAAAAAGCAAGAGAAGATCTCGAATCAGGAAAAGTCAAAGTCCTATGTAACGTTGACATTTTTTCAGTCGGCTGGAATTGCCCTAGCGTTAGCTGTATTGTCCTTGCTAGGCCTACATGGTCACTCGTTTGGTATCTACAAGCTGTCGGCCGTGGAGTTAGGGGTTTTCCTGGCAAGTCAGACTGTATTGTGTTGGATAACGCTGCGAATGTGTTTCGCCATGGGACTCATTTCAAAGTCAGAGAAATCTCCTTAGAGCCAAAAGAAAAGAAAGCTAAAAAAGAATACGACACAAAAATAACTTCATGTTCAGAATGTTACTTCATTTATGATCCGACAATTAATAAAGCATGCCCCGACTGTGGGCATATTAAAGAAGTAAAAGAAAGAAGAGTAAATGAGATTGATGGAAAGCTAATTGAATATGAAGAGCACCAGGACGATACGGCCAAACGAAGAAAAGCAATGATTATTAAAAAGTTTAGAGAGCTAGAGTGGGGAAGAAAGAAGGGAAATCTGAGACCTGAATGGACCTTTATACAGTTAAGAAAAGATTATTCACGAGAAGAAATGGTTCATTTAAAAGAAGTTGTAATGGTCCCTGAAAGATTCTTGCCGTTACCTAATCATCCTCTCCAGTAACTAGGCACATAAAACCAACCTTCCCACCAGTAGCTTTAGAAATTTTCTTAGCAATCTCTGGCCTGAAGGTTTTAGTTCTACCATTTAGGAATGAAAAGATCGTTGTGTGATGGACCCCGGCAATCTTAGCAAGTTCTCTGTATCCAATATTTGTTTTGCTCATGTAGTCTTTTAAATTCATAATTAGTCCTAAGATATATGTTGACATCTGTAAACTTACTACATAATATAAGGAAAATCAATGAGAAATAGAGCATTTGAAGAATTATTTAAAAGGAGCAAAAAAATGAAAGAATTAGCTGAATTAATGATCGACTGGAAAGAATACAAGAAACTTGAAAACTCTGTAAATTTGCAGAGAATTGCCGTAGAGGCTGAGATTTATAAACTGATGATGAAGACTTCTAAATTCCCACTAGAAGGGACCACGACACATGAGGAAGGTGGACTAAGACTTAAAGTAACTACAAAGCTCTCATGTTCAGTAGATCAAGAAATGGCAGCTAAAATTCCTCACTTATTTAAGGCCAAGTATGAATATTCAAAAACTATATTAAAGGATCTGGATGGAGGACAAATTGCAATGCTAAATGATGCAATTACCTTCAAGCCGGCAAAACCTGGATTCCAAGTTGAAGAGGTAAAAAATGATTAAATCACTATCGGATAATTCAAGTGATAGAGTAGTAGGAATGATCGTCGGTCCATCAGGCGTAGGTAAGACTTTCTTGGCATCTACTCTTGAAGGGAGAACATTAATCGCATCAGCAGAATCTGGCCTTCTTTGTCTTAAGAAATTACCAGCAGAAGCAAAAGAGAGAATTGATGTTTTCGAGATTAAGAATATCGAAGATTATAAGCAATTCTTCATTACTTGCCTAAAACCAGAAACCAAGAAAAAATATCAAAATCTTTTTATCGATTCTCTTACTGAAATTGGGGAAAGAATCTTAACTGAATTAAAAGATGATCCTAAATATCTAGAAGAAAAAATGATGTTAAAGCTTTATGGAAAGTTTAATGATGACTTTGCTAAATATGTTAAGGCCCTAAGAGATATGTCACCATATAACGTTTGGTTCACATGCCTTAATAAATACGAGAAAGATGGAATGTCCCTTAAGGAAGAATTCTCATTTCCAGGTGCTAAGACTAAAGACTCTATAAAGGCATGGCTAGACATTGTTCTTAAATATGAAATCTTTGAAAAAGAAGATCAGAAATTCAGAATGCTTATTAGTGATTACGCAATCAATCCTTTATCTAAAGATCGTTCTGGACAACTAGATCAATACGAACCGGCTCATCTTGGTAACATTATGAAGAAGATTAAGGGTGAGTAATGTCTAGGGAACAATATTTAATAATTGAAATACTTGAAAGAGACCTAGAGCATTCATTACCGTTAAGAGCATTATTTATTAGAGATTATATTAAGTTAATTAAACGAATCGCCAACAAGGAGAAATAGAATGGCAAAGTTAAATTTAGATCTTACAAAAGTAGCACCAGAATCATCATCAATGTTTTCAAAGGTACCAGCTGGCAAGTATGTCGCTGTAGTAGCACATTCAGTATTTAAAGACACTAAAACTGGAGGAGCAGGTCTTCAACTTGGATTTATGATCGAAGAAGGAGAGCATACTGGAAAAATGATCCAGGATTTCGTTAACATTGCTGGATCTAGTGAGAAAGCAGTTGAAATTGGTCTAGGAAGAATCAGAAGAATCATGGAAGTTCAAAAGAGAAAATCATTTAAACTTGATACCGATGAGCAATTAATTTCTAATGTTGCATTTGAAATTGAAGTAACTCTAGAGCAAGGTGAATATGATGGAAAGCCTACTGAAAATAGCAAGGTTAAGAAGATTATGATGATTGAAGGAGATGCTCCTAAGGCGACGACTAAAGCTACTCCTAAGAAGGAGGCTGCTCCTGTTGAAGAGAAAGAATTGATGCCATGGGACGAAGGTTACAAGGGCTAGTAATCATTGAGTTTACGCGTGGCAGTTAACCCTGCCATGCTCTTAATTAGGTGTAAAGTGAATAAAATAATAGAAAGAATCCATGAAAGAATTGACCAGGCCATAGTAGAAAAAAGAGACAAGCCACGCACATACCTAGGTGCATCTGTCCTGGGCACTGAGTGCGCGCGACAGCTGTGGTATACGAAATTTGATCCTAAAGAAGTTCAGGATCCAAATGTACTAAGAAAATTCAAGGTAGGAAACTTCCTTGAGCCAATGATAGTTGAGCTATTTGAGAAAGCAAATTATCAGTTATTTTGTACCGGTGAAAACCAGATTAGATTTGAAGATGGAGAGCTCGCTGGATCTGGAGATGGGATTATTAAAGGAATTGAAGGAGATGAAGAAACTCCTTATTTGCTTGAAATAAAAACATCTAATTCATTTTCATTCAAGCAATTTGTTAAAGATGGAATAGACGCAAACGAAAAGTATAAAGGGCAGATAAATATCTACATGTATAAATTTAAGCTGAAAAAGTGCTTATTTGTAGTTATGAACAAAGACACTCAAGAGCTTCATATTGAAATAGTAAGACTAGATGAATACGAGGCAGTAAGACTTCTGGAGCGCGGAAAGCACATTCTAACTATGACAGAACCTCCAGAACGCCATTTTCCGAGATCTAACTACTTTAAATGTAAGTGGTGTAATTGGAATAAGACTTGCTGGAGTGATGAATAATGGGTGCGGATGATTCTATATTCGGACAGTGGACCACTGTGATTTGTGGATACTGTGGTAAGGAGATTTTAAATGATCTTCAATTCATAAGAACCAACCACAGTGGAAACTGCATTATCCCATCAGTAAAAGAATCTGGTGAGAAAGTAATGGCAGACCAAGAGAAAAGAACTGGAATAAAAAATAAGGAAAAAAACAAATGAATATTTTAGTGGCCGACTGTGAAACTTCGGGACTAGACCCCAAGAAGTCAGCAATGCTTCAAATTGCCCTAATTCCTATCATTGACGGAGTTGTGAAAGATCCATTCGTTAGTTACGTTCAGCCACATAAGCTGGCCGATATTGCCGATGGTGCATTAAAGGTAAATAAAATCAACAGGGAAGATTTGGACACATTCCCGACTATAGAAGAATTTACTAAAAACATGCTAGCATTCATAGATCAGTTTGATTGCAAGTTTACCATTAGGGCCCACAACGCTCAGTTCGATAAAGATTTCCTTTATCACTTTATGAGTCGCCAGGGACTTCATGGAGACTACATCAAGCGATTTAGACCTGAGTTGCAATGTACTTTAGAAAAGGCAAAAAGAGTATTTGCAAAAGAAAAGAAGAAGCCTGCAAACTTCAAGCTAGGTACTCTGTGCGAATGGTTTGGAATCAAGCTAGAAAACGCTCACGAGGCACTATCAGATGCTATGCCATTAATACCCTTATGGGATGCTTTAGATGCTATGGAAGGGTTTAAAACTCCTAAAATTAAGCTGTCTAAGGAAGAATACCTTCAGCCAAAATATATCCAGATCAATCCTGATGGGTCCGTTTTTATTTCACCTGAAGGAACTAAAGATAAAGATGCTCTATCTGCAATCTTAACTGAATTGCATAACTCATTTTCAGCCTAGAAATCGATTATTAATTAAGAGATCTTCGACTGTATTGGCCTTATCGAGCACTGAGAGATTATTATTTTTAATAGTATCTTCCAGTGCTTTTTGCTTCAATATAGGGTGTTCAATAATTCCATCCATTCTAGAGTATGGATCCTTGACGAAAACATCTGGTCTAGTTAATTCAACATTTCTAAGGAATAACTTAATAGCATCTGGATCATCTATCTTCTGAAGATCTGCTGCATATTGAGGTCCCATTTCTTTACCGATCTTAGAGACGATATAATCTTTCTCTGCCATTATTTGCTGAGAGTCTCTAGGTATCTTATATGCTTGAATTGAAATTGGAGCTAATTTAGCTGCTGCATTTCCATATTGAACTCCTTGTCGCTGAAGGTAATTGGCAATCTGGTGTCCTGCTGGAACTACAAATTCATCAGCTGAACCTAGTACTCTTGATACAATCCCTCTTTCCACATCACCCTGTGGAACCACTCTACCAAATGCATCCTTCTCAGCTCTTGCACCTGATAATAAATCCCGATAGTTTCTACGAGTAGAAATTCCACGATTAGTATCCTGATATAATTCTCTAGATGTTGATGGCAATTCACTCATTGGTTGCTTTAACCCCTGGCTGGCCGCTCTCTCTAGTGCATCACCAGATAAATTCCTGGCCGCCACATCTCTAGGATCAGTGAAAGGGCTATTTTGATCCTTATAGACGTTACCTGTTTTTCTTTGCTCATTAAGAAATGGAGCTGCATTCTCTTGATTTAAGTTGTAAATAAATTCATTATAAACATCCATATTTGGCATTGTAGGGTCATAATTTAAACCCTCCTCTCCCTCTAAGATTCTTTGCACTTTATATGGGTCACGAGACACCGGCTGAATTGATTCTCTGATTAACTTTTGAGCAGATGCCCTTTGAGACTCATCTAGTCCACCTGGTAATTCATTAAGGGCCGAAGCTAGGAAATCCTCTTTATTGACATTATACATATCTGGAATTTCTTCGATTATAGAACCTTGTTGAGCTGCTAATTTGCCAATTTGACCTTGCTCAGGAGCTCTTCTATAGCTCATTCTATTTGTCTCAGGATTTAACTGAGACTGAATTGGTCCTTCCATTAGATCTAATGCACCTTTCTTATTGAATGGCTTAATTAAGTCAGGATTCTGTTCAAGCATATCTACCATGTAGTCAAGCTGGCCATTCTCAAGGATCTCATTAAGAAGTCCACGATCCTTAGCAGCTTCTGTTACATAGTTCTTAATCATCTCTCTACGATTAGTTCTAGAGGTTAATGGATCAAGTAATGTTGATGGATAAAATTCTTTAGCTATATTTTGCAGATTGCTATCAAATTGAGTGCTATCTGCTAGTCTACTCTTTAAACCTGTAACATCTTCAACAGTAGATAGAGGATTTACAGCGTCATCAACAAATGAACCAAGTCTTGCCCCTAAACCAACTTCACGGTTAAATCCTGGCATCTTGAAATTCTTCGCACCCATAGAAGCTTCTAGTAAAGCAGCACCACCTTCAGCTGGATTGGATAATTGAGTTAAAGCTTGAGACGTTCTTGGCATATTCTCAATATCAACTTGAGCCAATGGAGCCTGTTTAATCCCCATTGCATTTGAAATATCAGTTAAGAGTAATCCAAGTCCTGCTCTATTTGATGGAGCTCCTAATGGATCTTGCAATTCTGCCAATGGATCAATTGGAGGAGTTTGAGATGTATTCTCACCTATATTTTGAGCAAATGACTGAATTGGGCCTCTGACTGCTTCGGTTATTGGTGTTGTAAATTGAGAGATGGCCTTACCTAATGGAGTTAAGGTGTCCATAGTTCCCCATAGATTCTTATCTAGCCAATTCTGCTTAACAGGACCTTTCTGCTTAGCTAATTGATAAATTTGCTCCATAGCACTATCTTCATTATCTGCTAGATCAATTATTGCATCAACAGTTTCATCACCATGATTCTTTCGTGCAATTTTAGATATCTCTTCAAATGCTTTAAGATTCTCATCAATCATTATTTTAATCCTTTAAGTCTATTTTTCCAGTCGATGTTCTTAGGTACTTTAGGCAATATTCCTGCCTGCTCTTCAACTTGTCTCTGCCCTTCTTTAGGCAGCATTCCCTTAGGAACGTAACTCTTCTTAATTGACTCAACTTCCTTTCTCTTCGATTCAGCAAATAACTTAGCTGCTTCGGCATATGCCTGAAGTACTCTTGGAGGAATATTTCCAGCTATTTTTCCATTCGCCCATTCTTCAGCAGTTCTTAAATATGACTTAAATTCAGTACCTCTAGCTTGAGCATAATCTGAATCTGAAAGTCTTTCACCATTATTTGCTTTAATAATAGCAAAAATACCTTGAGCTGCAAGCTCTGGTGATAGGTTAGGTCTAGTTAAAATAGATGCTGCTCTGTCAGCTCCTTCAGCTGCCTCAAGAGCCTTTTGAGAAGAAGCCTTAGCTTTCTCGCCGGCCTTAATACCCGCTTGAGCCTGTTCTTTAGGAACTCCACCATAAAGATCTCCAAGACCTGCTTTAGATTGTACTGGCCTTATCTTTCCACTGTATGTGTCTCTAGCATCAATAGTAGAGCCACCTTGGACAGTTCTTTGTCTCAATAATTCATCTGGCTTAAATGGTAGCCACTCTCTCATATCGTATTGATCACCTTCCTGGGAGAAGTAACCCTGAGATGTTTGCTTTGCTCCAGCAATTTCACCACTATTTATATTCTTTAACGTTATTGGCTGGAATTGGCGATCTTGATCTGCCCCTGCTCCAGTAGTTTTCTTGGCCAAGTAAGGTTTTTTACCAAGAGATTGATCTGCGACCTCATAATAAGGCTCTCCGTCCTCACCTTCAAGCTGAAGCAAGTTGGCCTTACTTGGAACTAAAGCATTTCCTCTGCCTTGAGCATATTGATCCATTCTGCCAAATTGTCTATTTTGGATTGAAGGAGAAGCACCAGATAGAGCTGCTGATAATGCTGGCAATCCGGCCGCCACCGCATCAGCAATTAAAGAGGCTGATCTTGGGTCCATCATTGGAGATGCTGGATTCCTTTCCATTGAATTCATTACTGAAGTCATAGGATCCATCTCAACTTGAGATTGCTCAATTGGCATATGATCTTGCAAGTTATATGGCAAATTAACCTGTTCTTCATATGAGAATCTTGGAGTTATTTGAGTATCAGGATATTGCATTCTCTTCATTTATTATTCCTTAAGTATTGTTCAGCATATTGATCTGGTGAGGAGTATTCTTTTAAAACCTCTTCCCATATAATTGGATCAATCATTTCAGATCCCGCACCAGGAGCTACATATCCACCAATTTCAGGATAGTATTGTGACATCTTGGTTGGATTCTTGTCATAGTAATCAGATTGAACATCCATGATAGTATCAATCATTTTTTGACGGCGAATTAAGTCTTCATTAGTCATCACTTTCTTCCTCTCCGCACATCTCACTTAGCTTTTCCATTATCTCATGCATTCCAACTTTCTTGACGGCATCATTTAACTTATCTGTTAAGTCTTTCATCGTTACTTGTTCATCCATATCTTTATAAACTTTATCTTGAATCATGAGAATAATCCTCCAAAAATAGAGCCAAGAATACCACCTTGTCCTGCCTGTGCTACTGGCTGCTGTAAGCTAGCTATTCCTAGGGCCTGCTCTTGAGTATCAATTGTATTGGCACCAGTAATTCTATTACTAATCGATTGGCCGTACATATCTAATGCATTTCTTTTCGCATCCTCATTAATAGCAGCAGCACCAAATTGGGCATTTCTTCTAGATTGCTCATTCATTGCTGAAGTATCGGTCCCAGATAGTCCTGCACGGGCATTATCTAGAGCTCTTTGTTGTCCAGCTTGCTGATTATAAATATCTGCCTTAGCTACATTTTTATCAAGATTTCCCTTAACCATATTCGCATAGTCAGCAGACTCTTGTCCGATATCATCAATGCTTGATCCATAGAATTTATTCTGCTTATCAATTCCACGCTTCCTAGCACCTGCCATGATATTAGCATTATTCTGGGCCATACCGGCATTAGGATCTGATTTTGATCCAGAATCTCCTAGAAATGTACTGCCATTACCATATAGGCCACCACCAGAAGCTTCATTGAATACTTCAGATCCACCAAGCGTACCAACTCCAACTCCAACTCTAGCTACATCACTCCAAAATCCCATATACTACCTCAATACTAATAATTTAAAAGATCCACCAAAAGCAGTTCCAGTCCCTGTAGTCACATTAAGTCTAACAGTTATATCTGTAGCAGTCCACGACACTCTAGAAATTGAGTGCATTTCTGCTGTCAAAGATCCACTAGAATATTCATAATCACTGATAATATATCCAGATGGAATAGATCCTAGTGAATGAGCAATTGTAAAAGTGGTAAATAATGTACCAGAAGGGCCAGAAAATGATTGAGATACTTCAACTCCATTCAGTGAAATAACATCATTCGCTTGAACAACTGCAGGAGACTGCTCACTTACAAATGAACTATTTACCGTCTTCACTAGATAGTTATATCTTTCAACGATATCATCTGCTGATGTGGCGTATGGCATCTTAGAGGTGAGTATTGGCTTATTTGACATTCTTATCTCTCTCTTGAACAACAGCTGCACTAACTTCATATCCGCTGATGTTTAAGTCCTCATCAATTACGTTATTTCTAAACTCAAACGAGAATGACTGATTCTGGATTACATCAAGATTCCTCTTAATTGTCTCTCCATCCATATCAAACAAGAATGGTCCTTTAAATTTAGCTTCAGACCAGTCAAGGAAGTATTTAAGTGAAATGTTTTGACCAGGATTATTGAACGCATAGATTCTTAAGAATGTAGCTTTCTTTAATAATCCAGGCTCAGCACTATCAAGCCATGCTGATCTAATGTATGCATTTATAGCTACCCCAGAGTCATTCTTAGCTACGTTAAACTTAGATACTATAGTTGGGCTAAAGAATCTTATATGTGCCTCATTATCAACTGTAATGCCGCTTGAAGCATCGATAGAATCCCATATGTACCACTTCTTAAACTCATAATCGAAGACTACGATTCCAAGATCTGTATAAAATAGATATTGATCCATATCATTATTCATCACTGATCTGGTTAGAGATGTGTCAATCGTTCTAAAGAATGGATCAAGCTTTGTTGTAACCTTTTCTGCTTTATATCCATCGATAGAATATAGTCCGTCTTGTCCCTGGAATACGACAGACGTATCAGTAGTTAATATTGACTTGAAAGATAGACACCCTATTTCATTTGTCTCTATTTTTCTCATGGTATATTGACCAGGAATTAATGCACCATCTAAAGAGAATGCAGATCTATCTTTGAATACAATTAATGAATCCTTAACTCTAGTCAATCCAGTTATCTCTCCATCATATGTGTTACCAATAAGCTGACGATTTGATTCTGATAGATTCTCACCCAGATCTCCAGTAGATAAATCAGAGTACATAACAAGATCATTATTAGTATAGAAATTTTCCTTATTATCAAAATCAAAAAAAGAAATTACATTTCCATAGGCAATTTGATATCCGTAAGTGCATATGTATTTACACTTTGGTGGTCTAAGTTTTGATGTCGTGATGTCATAAATATCACTAAGTAGATATGGAGAGGTTAGATTTATAGATCCACCACCAGATGATTGAGACACAAGCGTAGTTGGATCCATTATCATTCTAAGTCCGCTAGTATAACCAGTTACCTCTGACTCAGAAAAGAAATATCTAAAAACCATCGACCCAACACAATTGGTACTTCCAGCAACATTTAATGCAATTGATTTTCCATTAAATCCATCTGTTTTAAATACAATTTCTGTAGCAGTAAAAGACTCTACCTCAAGCATGAGATATGAATCTAGCCCTACTATGGTGTATCCATCTAGCTCTGTTATAAAAGACGATAACGGACCTGTATTAGAGCATCTAAATGGAACTTTAGATCCAACAATAATGTCTGAACTTTTAGATGTATAAGTTAGTGTTCTATCTGCTAATGTAGCTTCACTTAATGTTTTAGATACAGATATTTTGATATATCCATTGTAAAATCCAGTATCTTTTAAGGTATTAACATCTATAGTAGTATATGCCTCAAGTGCCACTGGCACTATACTTGAAGGGCCAAATACTTGATTTCCACTTGCATCCATAAAATCAAAAAATCCTAGCACATATGCTGGAAGAGCGGCACCTGTCTCATTAACTGAAAATGTAGGAGTAGGTAAACCTGCTAAATAAACGCTTCCACCATCGTACTTAAATGTTCCTCTTTGTCCTAAAATGTGAGTAAAGATTAATGTGTTTAAATATTCTGCTCCTGACATTAGACTGGTATCTTCAGTGGTTGATGGAATTATTGTCTGAGGGATTTCTTTCCTAACTCCATTCTTATACGAAATATAATCAGCACCACTTCTAAAGAAATACTCATTAAGAGATTTAATAAAAATGACATCATTATAAACGTCAGAAAAATCAATATCCTCTTCAGTTCCTGGACGCTTGCTATATTCATTATTAATGTTGGCCATCATGTTGCGAGAGTCAATCAGATCAGCTTTGTCTCTTAATAAATTATTAGACTTCTGATCAATTCCACCGACACCAAAGTTTTTTATACCCATTCTCTAAACTCTACAATTGGAGGAATAATTGGATCTGATGTATTATCTGCAAACGTCTCAGCAAGAGAGTCCATTTGTGCTTTAGATATGGCATCACTGATAGGCAAGTCAGTACTTGATAGGCGAGCATTGATTAATACTTCTAGCATAGCAGTTAGTATTGGCTCTAGCTCATCTGAAAGCGGACAGTGAGTTGTCGCATAGAACCCTGGTACAATAAACATACCTACTGTAACGTCTATTGTATCAGGGCATAACAGAATTGCTCCTGTTAAATCAACATAAACTCTATCTTGAATTATTGTTCCAAATTTATCTACGATGCAATAGTACTCTGCAAAGTCTGTAAAGTCTGTTGGAAGACCGACAACTGTTACTGAAGTATTGGGAGTTACGACTGAAATTGTTCCTGACTGTAGGCCGAATAAAGGAGTTTTAGCAGCGTACTTTAAATAATAAGTTCCATATGTAGATGGTCTAGGATTGATATATATCTTTCCATTAGTGACAACATATCCCGATCTATCAGTTTTATTCTTATCAGAGATTTGATCGATAAATGTTCTGTATCCATTACTGTCTTGGCTGATATTGATGATCCCATTGAGTGCGTAAACATCCCAAGGAAGATTATAAACTTTAGACTCACTAGATTCAGTGAGAATAATTTCTTTTGAAAATAATCTAATTCTCACGTTCATATTATAGAGCGTAGAAATGAGATAATTTAAACTTCTATTTAGAAGAGCAACACATAAATCAGGAGGGATTGATTCATTATCAGTAGTATTGGTATTTTGTTTCGCTTCCCTTATAAGGAACTTTACATTTCTCATACTCTAAATACCGTTCTTGCACTTTGATTTAATTGATTTTGCATATTTTGATTTTTATTCTTCTCATTAGCAATCATCTCAGCTTCTTGACGTGCCTTTGCTTCTTGAGCTGCTTGAAGTTCTGATAGAAGTAATCCACCAGCGATTGCCCAAGGACCTCCTCCGGCCATGGCAGCTGAGCCTGATTCTGCTCCTAACATAGCTGCAGTTCCTCCAGACATTAAAGCTCCTGATAATCCACCACCTTGAGCTCCTCTAGCAGCTGCTTGAGCAGTTCCTGGAGATATAAATGACTCTTGCTGAGCTTGTGGTGCTAATTGCTCCATTGGCTTTCCAAAAGATGTCTTGAACTCCATATCATCTAACAATGAGTACGAAGGTGAGTTTCCCATATAATTTGCCATAATTTTCTCCTGGAATTATTGTATCACGATGAATTATCTGATTCAATAAAGATATTGGCAATGCCGAACCCACAGATTTACTCTGTTAGGCGGTGCGAGACAGGCCACATGAATCATTAGACCATAAGTGAACGAACTCGCCGTGACCCTCACGACTATGCGCCCATCATAGTGAATATGGTCAATGGGCATTTATATTCTAGTTCCTACCCATCTATTGTCATCATCTACGGCCATTGGAATTAATCGAGGCTCAGAATTTTCTATGAATGTTACCCCTATTAATGGTCTTTTTACTTGAAGTTTATTGTATGCAAATGCCAATGACTGATCGTCGATTAAGCATCCACTTGTAACTCCAAAGTGCAATCCATTTCCGGCGCTCCAATATCGTAACTCAAAAAGCGAATGATGGTGGCCTTGGACCAAGGACATTCCGATTGACTGACTAGCGGCAAGTATATTTGATGAAATTCCATGTACAAATTTACATTTGGTTCCATTTGGAAGTTTAAGTATAATCTCTCCATGCCAACTCCAGTCATTTTCTGGTACTCCTAAAACATCGTTATAAGATTTTAATAAGTGTCTGGGCATTCCTGCATGTCTGGCCCTACGATATGCCATGGATCCATGATTAGAGTGAAGTAATTGCATCTTTGGAAATAACTCGTGAAGAGTATCGATATAGCCAAGCCCCAGGAGAAGCTCTCTACCAGAACTATCAAGATCAGGATCTGAATCGTGAAAGGACATTGCTGAGTAGTCCAATTCGTCACCTAGGCAGATGATACGAGTAGGTTGTAATGTCTTTTTAATCTTATGAAGAAAATCTAGTGCATCAATATGACAGTATGGCATGTGAAGATCAGGAATTATAAGTATCCTAGAGTTATCCATCCTATTCATTCCATGAAAGGGTTATGGTACAATTAAGTATGACTTATCTTAGTATTATTTGCTACTAATATCTCTATCCCATTGGCTTACATCTACGTCACATTGGTTGGTTTTTTTACACATTTTGATTAGATAAGCTTTGATCTGCGCCCACGATTTAGCTGGAATAATTAGGGCCTTATTTCTTAGACTGAACCAGGTTTCCCCTTCATATAAATTATCATCATCTATTACTATATTCTTTCCTGTAACGGTGTAGGTACAGATGCCTTTAGCTAGGCTTACTTCGGCACAAATAATCGTGTTTGGGACATTGGCGCAGCTAAGACTTAAGGCTGATAAGCTTATGTAGAGCGATAGTAAGATCAGCTTCAGCTTTACGTTTTTCATCTTCTGTACCTATTTTTTGGATTGTATGATTGCGAAGCATGGCCGCTTCAAAGTCTTTAGCTTGTACGTCTGTTTTGAAATCTATGTACTGAAAGAATATTCTCATTTCAGCTTCTTCAATTGCATTAGTCGCTATCCAGGAAATGAACTTTAGGAGGACGTAATTCCATGGACCAGAAGCTAGAAATGGTACTGCTTTCGCAATACCATTAAGAATAGCTTTCTTCAGAGCTTCTTTACCTAGATCTTTTACAATCTCGATGTACTCTGAATGTTTCATTATGCCTTTAATTCAGCGATTTTATCAGCTAGGTATTTCTTAGCTTCAATTTTAATTAATGGAAGAAGCATACCAACTACAGCGTCATCGATTTTAGTTTCTGACTTAGCTACTGCTTTCATGATTGCTGCTTCGATTACGTCATCAATTAAGATATCTGAAAGGGCACTTAGGTCGATACAAGATAATGCTTTTTTAACTAATGGATCCATATTTCACTTCCTTATTTTATTACTTGGCGTTGTTGCCTAGCTTGCTTTAGCTCTTGATACTCTCTGTCTTCCAGTCTATCCAATGACTTCTTTATGGCAAGAAACTTCTCATCTGTGCGATAGATTGCTTCTTCCATTTTGATAATCTTATAGTCGTGAAGACCTACAGTGGCCTGGGAGGTTCTAGCATCTATGAAAAAGTTAAAGAGGAAGAGGACTCCTGGCATGATTATTGCCGTAAGTCCGAGGCTAAGAAAGGCTATCACTGCTCGATAATGTCTAAATAACCAAGCAACCATGCGCATCTCCCTTACTTAATACTCCCTAAATTATACATAAACCTAGAAATTATTCCAAGTAAAATTGATGCGGTTTATTTAGCTTTGTACCAATTAACATCGCACTTCCCGACGCCTTTAACTTGAGCTGTTTCTGAGTACTGCCAAAACGTCCACTCTTTCCAAGGTGCCGGAGCTTTAACTTTATCTGGAGTCGTGTACCATGCTAGCCATAATGGATATCTGGAAAAAGACTCAGGGAGTTTCATATCTTTAATGTATGAATAACCAGTGTAGATAATTGGTATTTGAGAATGAGCCTCTTCAACGTAATCAAGAAACTTCTAAAGGTCTCCAATTAGCTTGCTAGCCCTTTGATTATAGCAGCAGTTCCTAGTCTTAAGTCTACCTTGGTAGAGCTATATTTTCCATCTGCGACATATAGACCAGATGAATATTTATTGGTTCCAGCGTAAACATAAGGTGAAGGAACACCTTTTTTCCTGTATCCCAAGCCGTTATATCGCTCTGTAAAATCAAGTTTCCCGGCCGTATCCCAGACTTTTGGGAATTTAGACGATTCAATCATCATGGCATCTACTGCAGCAGCTTCCCATGATCCAAATGGTCCTCGTCCTGCTGGCACTAGTTTAGTCTTTTTTCCTGTTCCAATAATATATTCTCCATTATGAAGAACACCTTTGAAACTAAGAGATGATTCCCTGTAGTGGCAAGCTGCGATTACATCCCACGGTACACCTGTTAGTCTTTGCGCTGAAAGATATCTTTCTTTATTTATCTCGATAGCATTACATACCGAAGCTAGCTCAGAAACTGATCTTTCATTTATTGTAATTCCTGCCAAAATTATATCGCTTCCTGGAATTTCAGGTATCTCAATTGTCCCTATTTCTGGAAGTTTTATAGGGGTATCTAAAGCTATAGCTTTATCTTTTGACTTGAAAAGCGATCGTATAAGTTTAATTAACCATTTCATTTGATTTCCCTACATAGTTTAATCGACCCTCTCACGTTCTCGCAGTCGGATGTGTCTACGAGTCGGTAAGAGGAGCATGAGGTTAGGAGTAAAAGGATTAACAGCTTCATTCTAATAACTGCCTTGGCACGTAAGAGTGCCTACAGTATCCCTAGTGACTGCGTTGTCTTCTGTAATAAAAGAAATAGCACTACAAGACGAACAAGGCGTTGTAATTATCGAGGCAAAAGAAATAGCTAGCGATTTTGCATTCCCTGTACATTTTAATTTATTATAAGTCTTTGTCGTATTTAAGGAATAAGTTCCAGTAGATGCTCTTGTAATACTAGAAACCGCAGACCCAACTTGATCAATAAAGCAGGGTGTTCCAGTGCAATTTGTTGTTAAATTCGTAGTCCCATAACTCACACTAAACGTATCCACCTTCCCTTCATACCCTGGAACCGCTGGGACTCCTGCGAATGATCCGGTGATTGAAGGTGAGTTAGACCAGCCGGAGATGGGGATTGTGAAATCAATACTAGTCGCTGTGCTTACCGTAAGCATGTTTGCTAATTGAGGAGTAAGGCCTCCTGCACTTGCTACGTAGTTACCAAAATAAAGAACGGTTGAACTTGTGCCAGTACAAGCCAAGACTGATCCGGACTGTGAGGCGACATTCTGCTTCCACTTACCTACTACCTGACAAGGGCCTGCCGTTGTAGAAGTATTTACAATAGCTGTAGCATCTAGCGCCTTACTATCAGGTACAGTTATTGACATTAGTGATGCCGGAGCTGATGAAGCTGCTACACTACAGCTGACCTCCATTTGCCCACCAACTCTTTGGTGTTTGCAATAATTAGCAGAAGGTGTAAACCCAGAAATCCCAGTAAAAGTACTTGATTCATTTCTCCATCCATAATTCGCACTCGCCTGACTATAAACCTGAGACGATGCTGCGAGGTAGTCGTTGCCGGATTTTTGGCATGTAAGATTAAAGGCTCTTGCTGCAAAGTTTCCAGTTTCTATCATTTGCACAGTAACCACGGTAGGTGTAGAAGACACCAATACGTTTCCATTATTCACAGGACTATAGCTGCCCGTAGCGGTGCAGTTTGGTGCAACGGAAAACACGCCGGCAATAAATGTACAATCGTATACCGCGGAATTAGTGCCCCCTGCGACACAGTTTCCATTAATCCAGTTAATATTTTCTCCGCTTACGACACCAGTGCTTGAAACTTTTACCGAGTAAACATTATCCCCCTGTAGGTTCTGCAATCCTAACCCTTGATACACTCCAGTTAGATCAATAAATACATCACCCGTAGACACTCCGGTTAAGTATGAAACCTTAACGTCAGTTGATCCGAAGATAAATGGCACTTCAATTTGATGAAACATTCCATCCATTAAAAGCTTATCGCTTGGGACGGTTACTTGAAGAGTTGAATCAACCGTAATTGTAATTGTCGGAGTAACTACTCCTGTCGCTGGAATACGATATGTGAATCGAGCAAAGCCCTGTTTCATGATTCCAGAAGGAGTCGTGATAGTTTGGCTCACGTTCATTGATTGAGCTGCGAGAGTGACTTTTAAAGCTGCTAAGCCTTGGGTAAATTGCCCGGCCGTAGTTGTTCTAACGCAAGTTCCGACAGTGCAAGTCCAATCTGTAATATGACTTAATTCAAGACCACCGTTCTTTAGCATATTTAAGGAATCAGAATAAGTAGTGTTTAAATAACCATCACCACTAATTTTAGCAACTGTAGTACCTGCACCATTTTGCACTCTGAAAACATTATCCGTATCTGCAACAGACCCACGTTTTATATCCAACGAACCAAGAGCTGTTGAAGTAGTTATCTGGGGAGTGACTGAGTTATCATATGATGACTGAAGTGTAGCTGCTGAATTAGATCCTACTGATACCCCCGAGCTATCGAATCTTGATACTTTGGAAAATACACATGAAGTAACTAAAGAAGCATTAGTCGCATCCTTTCTACAAGAAATAACTCCAATTAATACTCCTGATTCTACTAGGTTTTGATTCGGTACGAATGATTCGTTTGGAACACCCGCAACAGCATTAGCTAGAGACGTATAGATAACCTGCCCGTATTGTACTGCCATATTTCCAGAAGCAAGTAAGAATACCCTTTGATTAGTCGCAGTCCCACCGCCTCCTGGCATTGCTGTAATTACTCCAGCTAAGTCATAGCTAGAAACATCTAATGTCGTGAATAAGGCACCAGCAGTAGTTCTTGTGTATCTAAAGAATTGTCCAGCCGTAGCTGCAATAAATGACTTCTTATGGGGATCTTGATCATCTACTGAGTAGTTTAATCCTCTTCTGAAAATTACACCTGAAGCTCTATTTATTGATAAGTTTGCCCCATTTGGAGAGACTACGTTACCACTAACATTAAAGGGCCCCAGTGAATCAAAGAAGTCATAGACCTGAGCATTCGTATTAATTACATAGTTCGGAGTAGAGAAAACACTTTGAATAGTTGTTCTATTTGGATGATTAATCCTTCCAACAAATGCCTTAAGTCTCTGCTCTTGAGCTGTAGGGTAAGTTGTTTGCTGAGTAATACCGCAAGCATCATCAATTAATACATAAGTAGTATCAGCAGTTAGGATATTAGTTACCGTCTGCGCATCTAAAGCAACACAGTCCACGTCCTTCATAGAAGGAAGATTCGAAGTTATTACGTTGTTGGAAAAGCTAAGCTTCTGATCAGATAAATCCCACTGTGAAGTTACTGCATCAATAGCTAAAATTGCTCCACCAGATACACCAGTAGACTTATTGTAGGAAAGCTCATGCCCTACTCTAGAGTCATTAAACTGAGTTCCAGTAAGTGTAATATCACCAGAGACGGGCAAATCACTTGCTCCAGAGATTGTGACTTTTGATCCTACATGCGTCCCAGTAAAATTTGGAAACTCAAAATCAAAGGTAGTCTTTTTTGTCGCATCTCCATCAATCTTTGATGAAGTTGGAGGCAAGTTAGCAATTGCTGTGTTAAAAAGTAAAAGTGTTAAAATTAAATATTTCATTAAATCCTCTCTATGGATAGATGTTCCAGATAATTGCTACGTCACAAGGGTCTACAAAACCAGTCTCAGGAATTATGCTGATATTGGATCCATTCATAACCATTTCTGATCTTCCTGGCTCTAGCCTTAGCCCTGACGATCCAGTAGCGGAAGCACCTTGTTTGTATCTAACATTTTCAGTTCCTATATTCATAATATTCGCGCTAACTGCACCTGCAGGGGCCGTAAAAGTTTGGACTGTAGAAAAAGCTAGCTTCTCGTCAAATGATCCGGCCTTAACAACTTCACTAGTAACTCCAGCGACTGAAATTGGAGTCGCTCTTAATTCCGCATCTGTTAATCCCTGGACTAATCCAGTATCAACTGGAACCTTTCCACCAACTTGACTTGGAATCTTTAAATTTAAAGCTGTAATCTCAGTGTTAATTTCACCCAATTCAGTGACTGCATTAGCATCAAATGCCTTAATCTCATTTGTAGGAGTAATCCCAGCATAATTTCCAGTACCATCTCCAATTCTCATGGAGTCGAAATTAGCACCCTCTGAAGTGGTTTGAATGTTAATATCACCAGCTGTAATGTTGATTGTAGTACCAGAAGCACTTACAATTTCAACAGGGATAGCAACAGTATTTCCTGGAGTTCCTGTATCTTTATTAACAGGACTAGTGACACCATCTTTCTGGATGAATAACTTAGTTGGAAGTGCTTCATTATTGGCAGGAGTAACTGTATCTTCTTCGACTGTCGTGGTTACTGTATCTTTTAGAAACTGAACAGGGCCTGATGCAGTTACAACTACATTTAAATCTCCAGTATCAGTGTAATTTGGAGTTATCATTCTACAGATATCAAATGTATCTGCTACTGCTAAACTAAACTCTGCTGATATCACGAAGAAGTCTGCATCTACAATGCTAACGATTGAAATTTCTTCACCAATTGATAAACCTGAAGATGGACGCATGATCCAACCTTTCTTGGCACCATGTGCAGTAGATTTTATTAACCTTCTGACTGATCCTGCTTCAATGATTTTTCCAGTGGAAACTGTTGTGCTTCCATGAATAACTACATCTAGAGCTCCTCTTTTACCTGGAACGTCCTGAGTTGTAGCATAATCAAGGGTGTCTCCAGTATTTTGAATTCCTGGGATATCTGATTTATTAAACTCGCGTGATTTTGCACCTTGAATTACTTCGGCCATACCCTACGCTCCTTATTTTTTTGGCGATTTTAGTGGTTAGTTTAGATTGTAAATGAAGTTAATTAAAGTATCAATTTATTCTTCTTCTTTTGATTCTCTAATATGGATTTTACTTAGGAGAGACTTGAAGTTTTTCGTAATAAGCCTTGTCGTATTCTTTTTTTGTCATCATAAAACACTCTCCATTGAGGAGTTTTACAATAATAAATATAATAGTATAAATAAAAAGGGCCCCACGAATGGAGCCCTATTTTATTAAGCTTAAGAAGCTAAGTTATAGAGATGTCCTTGAAAACTTGGGCTGATAAAACATTCCCCATAAGTTCCGTAACGTGCCTCATACTCATCTTCACCAGAGATTCTAAGGAAAGTTGTACCATCCTCAGTAAACCATTCAGCTCCACCTGGGCGAAGTCTAAATTGAATATAGTTCTTATTAAGGAACCATACTTCATCTTTGTGAATCATACGATCAGGAATAACAGCTACTGGACCAGTAGAAGTCATGTACTCAACAGCTTTAAAGCCAAACTGAGCCTTATTGTATGATGGGTTAGCAGGAGTAACAGTAGTATATCTCTTTTGGTTTTCTGATAAATCAAGAAACTTTCCAAATTGAGTGTATGACGTACCGATGAGGTTAATAGTTTTACCTGTTTTTGCCTCAACACCGATTGCTACTTCGTTACAAAGTGCTGAAGTGATTGCTCCACCAGCAGCTGACTTTGTGAACATTTTCCAACGTCTGAAAGTTGGGATACCGTAGATATCTACAACTGTACCAGCGTCATGAGCGATAGATGCTTTTGAAAGGAGTCTTAATCCAATCATATCACCCATGTATGAACGTTGCATAACAATCGCACCATCAGCAGGTAGAGGGTTAGTAGCAACAACAAGAGCAGCTAAAACTGCAGATGTTCCAACTAATCCAATTGTTCTAGCTACAGCATCAACAGAAACAACCTCTAAAAGATTAGTTTCAGTATCAACACCTTCAGCTACACCACCGCCACCAGTAACAGCATCTGTGATTCCAGAAACTACTTGAACGTAATCTCTTTCTTCCCAGTTTTGTTCAAAGAACTCTGCTGCAACGAAGTTAACTAGGTATGGAGATGCTTCAGATCCTAGTCCAGTAACATCAGCAGCTGCTGCGTTTCCTTTTCCAAGAATACCTGATCCATCGTTGAAGAACATTCTTGATCTGTTACGATCAAAAGATTCCATAGTGTCTTTAACCGGCTTATCCATGAATTTAAAGAATGCACCTTCTGTAGTAGAAGAAGCCTTCATTGATTCACGGTCTACAACTACACGAGCATACAATTTTTTAGATGTAAGCACAGAGTTTTTATAGTTACCAACACCGGCCTTAGGTAGTTTTCTTGATCCTACTGAACCAGAGAATCCTAAAGGGTTTTCATCAGTAATTTGAGAACCTACAAAGTCCTCTACCGATTCAATTTGCATAAGAATAGGGTTTCCAGCATTGAAAACTCTATCCGCTAATTTTCCGTATTTTATCTTAAACGCACTTTGTACGCTTGATAAACTCCAAGTTGAAGCCATATTTATCTCCTAAACATTTTATTAAACATTCTATCGACTTCCTCGTCTACTTTATCATCCGATTTTTTCTTAGGTACATTTTTCTTAGGGATTGATTCTGCAAGCTTCCTGCTTACATTTTCCTTCTCTATTTCTTTGTATCCAAGTTTCTCAAGAATCTCTTGATCAGTAGTGTCTGGGAATTCAATAAAGATTCTAGCAATCTTATTTACATTCGTACCAGGAACTTTCTTTTCAATGTCTTGAGCTCTAAGGTAAGAAGGTTTTAATTGGTTCCATTCAATGACCTTTTTGGTAGTCAATTCCTTTACACCCATTTGAGATAATTCGTCTTTAAGCTCTTGAGCTTGCTCAGTAGAAAGATTTGCCTTTCGTAACTCAGAAGAATCTTCCTCAAACTTGCGCCGTTGTTCAGCGATTTGAGTTTTTTGCTTCTCAAGTGAAGACTGCTTTCTCTTGTGCCACTCATTCTCGTGCTTAGATAGGAATAAATCTCTTCCTTCATCACTCAGTGCAGAAAATTTCTCTGCCATCGGCAAAAAGTAGTAAAGTGCCGCTTTATCAAATGATGCGGTATCAAGACCCATCTTGTCAAGCAAATTATATATAGGACTTAGAGGATTCCCGCTAACAACTCCGTTCTTTCTAAATGATTCGATATCTTTCTCGAAATCACCACGAAGACCTATCATTTCATTCTTAACGTATTCTACTTCCTCTTTCATAGAGGCATTTTCGGCCTGATACTTTTTTCTCTCAATATTAACTTCATTAATCTTCTTTAATGATGCTTTTTTTGCTGAAACTGCTGCTGCCAGGTCTTCATCTGAGAATTCTTCCTCAATTTCTTCCCCATCAACTTTGTACTTTAGCTTTTTCTTGTCACTCTCTACTTTTTCTTCTTCTTCAGACTCTTCTTCAGATTCTTCTTCAGGCTCAGCTGCATCATCTTTATCTGCTTTAGGTTGTTTTGCCTTTGCTTTTTCTTTAGGCTGCTCATTTGATGGTGCGGGCTTCGTATCATCTGGTTCTACCTTATTGTCAATTGCTTCTTCCGGTGCTTCGTAGTCAAGATCCATTATTGATGATAACCTATTAGACGAATCCCCTGATAATTCTTCGCTCATTAAACCCCTTCCTTATTTACGTTGATATTTTGTGTCGATGTCGGCTGTGGTGGTGTCATTGGAATCTTAAAGAACACTGGATATGTTGGGAATGCCATCGCCCTTAAGGCAAAAGCTGGGTTCATGCGAGCTTTCTCCCACATTAAATACTCCATTGCCTTAACATAATTAGTCAATCCACTCATAACAACATCATCAGCACCCTTGTACTCACGCTGACGTAGTGCTTGAATAAAAATTGGATACTCTACCAAGAAGTCATCATAAGGCTTAGGCTCACTCATTCCTGATTGATCTAGAATCTGCTGAAGCTTGAATTGTGCTGCCTTTAGCCCCGCTGTAGACTCTCCTCTGAATCTCTTATCGTTACCAAGGTCAAGCATTTGAGCAATAGCTTCCTTGTTGAACATAGGATCAGCTTGAGTGGCCTTATTTAGCTCCATAATAGCTGCAATTCTACCTGATTTAGTATCAGGAAGTGATGATGAATTCTCAAAACGAATGTCATAGCTACCACTAATATCTAACTTCTCAAACGACTGAACCAGGTAAGAGTTATCCTCACCAAGATATCTAAAAATTCTACCATCCTGAGGAGTATAATACTGCTGCATACGAGATAGAATCATCTTGTAGATAGCTAGAACCCTTGCCTGTCTCTTGGCCATACCTAGAGACTCACGAGAAGTCTCTTGCTCGTTAAGAAATTGCAATGCTACGGCCGATTCTATCTGCTTAGGTGGTTCTCCCATAGATACAGATGAGACTACAGAGCCCTGCTGAATACCACGCTCAGCGATCTCTAGCATTTGAAATCCACCAACTGGTAAACCATTGAATGAAACTAATTTTGGCTCTATAGGACCACGAACCTCTACTGATGAATAGTTATTACCAAGTTTCTGAGGATCAACAGACCCCTTCTGGTAAAACCACTTAGGAGAATTCGTTATAGCAATCCCTCTTGCCATTGAAGAAGATGTCATATCATGAAGACGCTGAAGTTTATCGATATTAGATAAAAAAGGCTTACCATTGAGAGAATCTCTAAGGTCAATATCAGTGTCATAAACAACAGGAAGAAGATTGTCCTTGTATGGATACTTCTCTATCTCAATAGATAAAATAGAATCACGAGTAAATCTTATATGTGCACCATTAGGCATGTACTTAGTTGGTCTACGATAGAACGTACCAACCATTGCGTATTTATCATTCCTATATTCCTCAGAGATGAAAATAAACTCACCAGATGAAGGTTGAATTTTGTCCGCTATCTCTGGATAATCGTACTTCAACTTTTCAATGTGAACAAAGTCAACGAGTGTAATATCTTCAACATCTGCCCATCTGCGATTACCTAGCTGATGGAAGCATCTATCAGGCCCATAAACCTGAGTATCAAGATCTCCAAGATACATAAAGTTTTGCAGTGGAATGCCATTGATATCTTGAACCCCTAGCTGCTGTGCTTGGGTATATAGAGGATTGATAGGTCCAATGTCTCTATTCCAAGGGACGTACGTATAACTGCACCCTGTGATGAAATTAGACTTGTCCCCAGCAGATGCTAAGGTATCAATATCGATCTCTTGAGCTTTTGCAGTTAAGACTGATTTTACTGCTTCTGCTTTATTCTCATCTTCAAGATCAGCTTGAGCTGGTATTACTTGAATGGCAGATTTATTCTTCGCCCGTTGAGACATCTTAGCTTCTGCCATATTATTCATGTAATTAAAAATAGAGCTAGGTCTACGAGTAGTAGACTCATCCATATCATTAATGCCTGAAAACCTAGGTCCAGCATCATAGACCTCTCCCTCATACATTCTCTCAAGCCTAGATATATATTCTAATCTCTCCTTTCTAGAGTCGTACTTATCGTTAAGGTCGTTATTCAACCAAACTAAAAGCTCTTCTTCATTTGTTACATCAATAAAGGGTAGATCTTTCTCATTTCTAGATGTTGAACTTAAAGTGTTGTTACTGTCCCAGATTCCTTCTCTCATATTATATTATTCCATATTCTTTAAGAGGATCACTTTCCTTAACAGGCTTTTCTTTACCGTTTTTATCGATAACTGGCTCGAAAGGAATGTACTCAATCTTATGCGTTGATTTCATAAAAGATTTTAACTCAATCCAGGCATAAATGCCAATAGCTCCAACAGCTAAGTTTGTCATAACACTAATTATCGCTATTCCAACTATCAAAATTTCCATAACCATCCTCTATTTTAACTTTAAATATTTCATCATCTTCAAATTCACGCCGCTGAATGATGGTCCTGAAATTTACAGGCCTAGCTTGAGGAGTAAATTCATAGCTGGCAAGATTCAGGAGATACCTTAATGCGTCACACAAATGATCATTCTCCTTAGGGATCAATCCATTATCCTTACGCTTATAATTCTCCATTTCCCAATATAGTTTTATACATCTGTCAGTCATTGTAAATACTTTTGTCAGCATCATATCTTTAATCATAGAAAGTTTAGCTTCTTTATTATTAAGATCCTTCTCGCATTTAATGAAGTTAATTGGAAAGTCAGGCATGGTACCAGTTAACTCAGAAAAGAACCAACTAGCAGCATGGTCATAGCATGCCATCCAATCATCATGGTTACGATTGATCTCATTAACTTTCTCTAAAATCCTAGGTGCCATCACCCCAACTGAGTTCTGCCCCAATTTAGTCTCATAAATTTCATCTAATATAATAACATGCTTGTCATATCTGTGGACAACTCCAAATAATACGGCAAAACATTTCGCTGAACCTGGATCTGCTGAAATAAAGAAGTCATAATCCTTACGATGTCTCTTAACATAGGCCAGAGCTTCCTCGTAGGATTGATTAAACTCAGCTGTGAGCATTGGGAAGATATACTTAGTACCAAGCTTTACCCTCATTGCTAAATACTCTTGCTGATATACCTCTAGCTCATCACGGGCAATATGCTCTGCTAACTTTTTCTCTAGATATGCAGCTGAAATATGGGGATTCATGTGGGAAGGTTTTCTAAAGGCAGCACCATATTGAATTACATCGGCTGAATCCCATAACTGAGATAGTAAATTCTCTCCTCCACCAGGAGATCCTACGGCCAATAAAGGGGCATCCGTAATTGCTCTATTAGGGTCGAATCCAGTATGGAATTCTTTGCGAAAATCTTTAGTTTCATCATAGGTAGATAAACCGGTCGCTGAATATCCTCGGGCCTTCTCATAATTATCTGAGCCATCGCATTTAATGAATGATCCATTGTTGAACATAATACGCTGGTCAGTGTTGTTGATTGATTTGATGTACTTCTTCTTAAGATGCTCTGGAAGAAAGTCTGGCATACGCCCGTTCTTCCACACAAGATCGTTAATTTGATCCTTGAATGGAGCAAAGTAGTAATTAAATGTACCTGGATTAGTTAGTGCCCATCTATACAGGCAGTAGATTAGGAGATCGGTATTGTGAGTTAGTATTTTAGACTTAGTAACCTGAAATATCTTGGTATCACTATCTACTGATATACACTGAGTAGGGTATGGCCCTAGATAATCTACACTTTGAATTTTTATTAACCCACTGTCTGTAAAAAGACTAATCTCTTTAAATTTTGATTTGATTTCATGTGTAGATATTACACCAATACTTGTAGGCCATAGGTGGTCTTTACACGAGATAACGGACTCTCCATTATCAAAAGTAAAATTGTAACAATCATAAGTAAAAATCTCAGACTTAAAAACAACCTTAACAGGATTGTTATTTTCATCCAAAACAAGATCACCAACAAATATATCTATCATTTTAGATATACCATTTGGAGTCGGAACTAAACAATTTACATCTAAACTTTTCCCAAATTTACGCCCGCACTCAAGAATAACATCCTTAATGCCATCAATAAAAAGAGCCCTACCGATAGGCAGCTGACCTGGGTGTGGCTTCCAGACAGAGTGCAGATCGGCAAGGACTCCAGCGAGATACTTAACTTTGCTATGATCTTCTATTTCTTCTTACCTTTCTTAGCGATAAGTGGAGCACTAGATTCATATTCAACATCAAATTTATTCTCACTCATTAATTGAGGATCATAATCAGCAGGATTAACTGCTGGAGTATCACTAGCAATTTTAGCTTCAGTAGTTTCAATTTCTTGATTGATCATTACTAATTGAATTTCAATTTGAACATTCGCTAACTCAGCAGCACTTAATACAGCAAGCTTGCTCTTAACAAATGCATTGGCACGATCAAGTCTCTCACGCTGAATAAGTTCATCTACGATATTCGGATGAATTTCAATTTGAAAGAAATTAGAATGCTCAGCAATCTCTCTCATAGTTTGAGTTTTGTACTTGTTACCATATTGAGCCTTGAACTCAGGAACCATAGTCTCAAGTTGTGTCTTAATTTCTTTCAATTGCTTTAGATGCTCATTAATCATTATTATCTCCCTCTAAAAGCCAAGGCGGCATTATTTTATATTCAGCTTCCACAGCTTCAGCAAATGGATCACTAGCAATTATCTCTCTGGCCTCACCAAGTGAGAGACCCATGTGCTCGATTAATTCAGTCGCTTGTCCAGATTCTAATCTTACCATCTTGTCCATGTCAACGGCGATTTTACTGATCTGGCTAATCTCCTGTACTGATAAGCGATAGTCAGGATTAGTACGCAGCTCATCTCTAACTTTACCCAGTGACATGGTCACAATCTCAAGCGCCACACCAGCTGTCTGATCCATTACCTGCGCCTTGTCCTTAAGATACAAAGCAAGCACAGTAGGCTTTAATTTCTTCTTCAGCTGAGACCAGCATGCCTTATTAGTGCCTTGCTCATCCTCACCAAAGATATAAAATCTCAACGTGCTAGGATCAATATTCATTGTCATTGCAATTTCGCTGATATCGATATCACCAAAATACATCATCTGAGCTCGCTCGTATAACTTACGAGAAAGTTTCTGAATTTTAATTTCCATAATTTCTAATTTCCATTACGCTGAATTGTGGGTCCGTCATAAAATCCTCTCTAGCAACTATGTGAATACAATTTGACTTTAATACCATTGATTGAAATTTAACTTGATCCTTAGACAACTTACCAGACTTAGTCTTAATCTCTATATAAACCGCTCGCCCCTGCCCAGTATGACCTATAATATCACTAGAGCCTACAAGCCCATATCTCTGGAAATGACCAGAAACTGTCTTCACTGCCCCCGTCTGATTAGACCAATAATTGCCAGTATAGGCTGAATGGAGGTGCAGTAGAACCTTCCGGACCAGCTCCTCATGATCTCTATATCTAAGATCAACCACAAATAACCGCCCTATCAAATAGAAATTTGGCCCTATACATAGCGATAATGGTAAATTCCTCATCATCAAGCATTAATGGTGGCACTACTGAAATTGGCAGTAGTAGTTGGAATAAACTGAATTTTTGCTCATCTGACGTTAAGTACATTTTTTACCTCGATTGATAAATAGCATACAATCGTCAACCGAACATGACAAGAAAAAATATACACAAAAACGAAAAAAACCACATTCTAAAGATGTGGGTTACTTTTAACTAAGTCCGTTGGCGATTATGAAGTCCAACTCATTTGACGACTGAAGTTATAGAATCAGGAACAAAAATGTTAAAGAACATAGACTTAGCAGACATTTAATCTGACTTGCTAAGAATAGCCGTTAAGTACACGTGCCCTACTGATAAATAGTATTGAATAATAAATATGTGATGTAAAGCTTTATAAAACAGAGTTGTTAGGCCATGTCTTTAATTTATGACATTTTTTGCATAAAACTTGGAGATTAGTCTGGTCGCAGAAAAGCTTAGAAACGAAACTATTAAAGTCAAAAAACTTGCCAATAGGAATAACGTGATCAACATCTATCTGATTGATTTTAAAGCTAAATCCACACAAGTTACACTTATATTGCCCCCTACAAACTCTTGCATTTTTTATACAGTCATTTCGCAGCGCACTCTTTACAAATGAGATTCTTAAGTGAGACTTGACGTGGGATTCTACGTTAAATACTTTCTTCTTAGTTTTAGTAGGTATATTATCAGTTAGCTTATATATCTTTACCTCTATCCCAACTGCATTCCAGAAATTGCTCATAATCTCCCCTTTACAAATGTCAACAAACTAATGGTAAAAAAATATACTATAGCATGCAACTAGACAAATGTAAATAAGTGAAAAATGGGGAAATTTGATCTAACTACTAGACGCCGGCACCCGTCTTTCCCAGAGGAACCACTCCCCCCCCCACCCTTCAGCCTTATAGTCCTATACCTTTAATATCATTGAAGAAAGATAGGGCGAAAGCCCTATCGACAGTTACATCATTGACATAGTTTTTTTATTTAATCTCTTTATTGGTGGAAACACCTTAATGAACATAGCTACGAATGAATCTGGAGATCCCTCTAAACAATTATTCCTTGGATTATATCCAGGAAACTTCTTAAGTTTTGAATATAATACCTTTGTTTTTAAGTAGTTATCTTCAGTAATTCTTTCTATTAGATCTAAGTAATATTTATAAAGTGGTGATTTAAAGTTTAGTCCAATTAGGAATTTTTCAAATATACTTTCTTTATTTTCTATACACCTATATATCAGCCTATATACATCCTTTTCACTCATTGAATTGTACCAATGTACTGATTCTGCTAGCTTTTCTTTCTCAATTTTGTACGCCATGAACCTGGCATTTCTTGCTGCATACTGAATGTGCCATAGATCGACCTTTGCCTTATACCAGGAATCAATCTTTTCAGGACCTTCGTTAAGCTTTGCTTCGAATTCTTCATTAGTTAGCCCAAGATCCTTAAGGGATGGTGATATTCTACCGTCTTTGTCGTAAACTCTTTTCATAAATTCTCCTTTTTTTAGTGATGTGTTCAAAGTAAATCCAATGTACTGATAAGTAAAGTGAAATGAAATTAGCAAAAAATCAGTAAAAGGGTATGTTCGAGGCATGTGTACGACGTTTTTAGGGTCATTTTTCACAATGTCGACTTTTTTTTTCATCTTCGTCATAGATCTAATTACAATAAAAAAGAATACTATATACTAGTATATTCAATGGGTTACATTTTTAGAAAAAAAGTTCATTGTGAATTTCGACCTCAAATACATTATACACATCCCTTGAGCAT